AGTTGGCGAACGCTAAAGCTGAATTGTTTCTTTTTGAGCAAGCGCGTGGGAGACACGAGCCTCAATAATCGGAATATATTCGTCGGTAATCTCACATCCGATCCAACTACATTCCTCAAGTATCGCAGCAACTGCTGTACTACCTGAACCCAAGAACGGGTCAAGAACAGTGCCACCCTTCGGTGTTACCAATTTAACCAAATAGCGCATAAGCGATATTGGCTTAACGGTTGGGTGATGATTCTGCGACATCGTTACGGAACCAAGCGAACCATCATTTCGCCCTTTCATTCCACCTGCCGGAACAGCCTCAAGGTGATCTAGACCTGTATTCCTTTCGGCAGAAGATGATTTTGCGCAGTAAAAGAATCGTGCTGCCGAGCCACTATCACCCATCGCACGGAATCCGCCTTCGGTTTCTTGCCCACTGGCGAACGTTGTATTTACGGACTGTCCACGCTTGGCAGGGTATGCGCCGCCTTTGCTGTTAGGGAAAAGACTTACAACTTCTTCGGATCCATCGTGGATAACATTTGCTGGCCAGCGACCGCCCTCTTTGTAGGTTGCTATCTCGGTTCCAATCAACGATGCTGCCCCGAATGATCCCTCTACCGCACCATCGGAATGCTGTTGTCTTTGTTTGCGGTCAAAGTCAACTTCGCCGTCTTCGTATCCAATCCGGCAAGCATCTATGTTTATCGCACCAGTTCCCCACTGGACAACATTCTTTGCTACGGTCCCATCAAGTGGCTTTCTGGCGACCACTATCGGCTCATGTGCTGGCTTGAGCGCAGTACCCCAACCATCCCACTCGTCGGCACTGGAAACATTCTCGTCCTGCTTGATGAGCGACTTGCTGACATTTAGTGACTTCGGGAATCCAGAACCATAAATCCACATGATCTGATCACGTATTTCAAATCCTGAATCCTCTATCGCACAAGCTATCCGATGGTATGTTCTCGAGCTGCCGAACGCCAATATGTGTCCACCTGGCTTTAGAATTCGCAAACATTGACGCCACATTTCCGCATCGTACGCAATGCCTGAACCATCCCATGCCTTGCCCATAAAGCCAAGCTCGTAAGGCGGATCGGTGACAATTGAGTCAACACTGTTGTCAGCAATTTCTCCAAGACGAAGCCTGTTGTCACCGTGCAGAAGCATTTATTTCTCCCTTTTCATTTGTTCAGCCCATGCTAGTCGGCCATTGATTATTGGCATGTACTCGTCGGTCATCTCGCAACCGACCCATTTGCGTCCACTCAAAACAGCTGCGACTGCGGTTGTTCCAGAGCCAAGAAATGGATCCAATACAGTTTCACCTTCGCTGGTTACAAGGTTGATGAGATCTTGCATCAAAGATATCGGTTTTACGGTGGGGTGCGTATTCTTTACTGGCTCCGAAAGAAATCTCCTACTCAGTGGGTCAAGATCTTCTTCGGCTCGCAAAGCACCCGCGAAACCAGCACGTTTCTTGGCGTCAAGATGATCCAAGCCAATGTTTCTTTCTGCCTTACCGACCTTTGGGCAATAAATCACTTTGTTCCCGTTGAGGAGGCTCCCTGGAATACCTTTCGTGGCTATAAGGATTGGCTCCTGTGCGGGCTTTAGCGCTGTGCCCCAGCCATTCCACTTTTGGGCTATTTCAGAGTCCTCGCCAAACTCTTTTGAAAGCGACTTGTAAACATTGTGCGATTTAGGGAACCCAGAACCGTAAACCCACATAGCATTATCCTGAACAGTAAACCCAGCGTCCTCCACCGCACAGACAAGACGATGGAACATTCTGGTTCCGCCAAAAGCAACGATAAAACCACCTGGCTTCAGCACGCGAAAACATTCATCTGCAACAGTCGTGAACCATTGCTGGAAACCGTTTCCTCGCCCGTACCTGATTCTGCTCCGCGAAAAAGGATTTCCCCCAGCACCATCCTGAAACCCGCCAACGCTAGATGGATCGGCAATTACATCGCCACTTGATTTCCACGGTGCGTCCCAGCCTTTACCCATGAACTCTAATCCGTATGGTGGATCCGTAACGATCGCATCAATTGTTCCTTCGGGTATTTGTCGCATACCGACACGGCAGTCACCTTCAATCAGCATTGGCAACCTTATTGTTTGCCCAAATTATCCGTTTGTCTATTATCTCGTAATAATCTGCAGTTACTTCACAACCGATCCAATTACGCTTTTCCAGTATCGCCGCAACGGCCGTTGTACCGGAGCCAAGGAATGGATCAACAACAGTTCCATCTACTGGTGTCACAAGTCTTACCAGGTGGCGCATCAAATCTATTGGCTTCACGGTTGGGTGGTGATTTCGCTGTTCCGCCACGCCCTTCTCCTCAAACGTGCCCATACCCTTCGTGGTTCGCGTGTCAGGTCTTTTTATGGGAAGTCCATCGAGCCCAGCGTTTCGTTCGTTCTTGTTCGGTTTGGCACAATAGATAAAACGCCCCATACCTTCACGAAGCGAAATCGTGTCGTTACTACCATCTGATATTGGTTTGCGAGCAACAATAATTGGTTCGTGTGCTGGCTTCAATGCCGTACCCCAACCGTCCCACTTCTTTGCATCATCAGTAGCAGGTTCGGTTATTTGCGACTTCAAATATTCTTTTCCAACCATGCTGTCCCCAAAAGCGTGCCGGTTATCGTAAACATTTATGTTCTCGTTGTAACCAACAACTTTGCGAACGGCACCTGCATTGCGATCAATTGCTTTCCCAACATTAAGTGATTTTGGAAATCCAGATCCATAGATCCACATCACTTGATCGCAAACTTGAAGACCAGCGTCTTCAACCGCAGCGGCAAGACGGTGGTATGTTCGTGATCCACCAAACGCGAGTAGGTACCCACCAGGCTTCAGTACACGAAAGCATTCACGCAACCATTGCTCGTGCCATTTTTGCATGGCTTCGCCATATTCACCTGTACCGCCTAGATCGGGAAGATTGGATCTCCGACCGCGATAGTCGCTCGCATACTTCTCTTTGCGTTTTTGATCTGCGTTACTGTCAGGGTGAAGAAGGTTCCGTGAGAGCTTGTCCCATTCTTTTCCCATGAACTCCAACCCGTATGGCGGGTCAGTGACAACCGAGTCAACGCTGTCCGCAGGAAGTTTTGCCAGTTCTAAACGACAATCGCCGCGTAGAACTGAACCTGACTGCGAAGAGATGTATCCTGTGTTCGGTATTGAATGAATTGGTTACTTCTTAAACCAAGACAAAATGCGCTTGCGCAATCCCGCCGACTTTATATCGTTGGCTCGGATTACATTTTGCACAGTATTCACTACGTCTTTAACCTCTGCAACAGCTTGCTCAATCTCCGTCTTTACTTGTGCAGGAGTTGGCTGCTTTGCTTTTGGCTTTGACGCCGAACTTGCCGGCTTCTTTGCGTTGCTGGACTTTTTCGGTGCAGCCTTTTTCTTGCCTGTTTGTGGTTTCTTGTTTTGTGCCATAGGAAAATCCTAGTATGTGAGAACTTCCCAAATTGCAACCCCATTACATTAGGATCACCATACACCCGATAGATTCTCTTTGTGATAAATACCGAAGGATTATTCCCATCATCATTTGACAAGCTTGCCTTGGCGGTTGAAGCAACTCAGGTAGCCAAAGACCTAACCGTCCAGTCGGAAGGGATAGGTGAAGATCTCAATATGAACCTGTTTGGGTGGCGTGGAGACAAGCTGGCAATATTGGTACAACTAGCCAATACGCACCGAATAGACAAAGAACAACGAATGAACACCCTCCTAAATGGGGCATGCCTGATACGACAGGGATGGGGCGTGGACAGCATCACACTCGTTGCGGAAGGGTTTTGCTCACTCAAACCCAGTGAAACAAGCGGGCACGATCTAGCGAAACTGTTCGCCGAACCAGATTCGCCCGTAAAAGAATGCCTCACTTTCACCCATGCTGAAACCGGAAACGAAGATGTTGTATACATAACCATTCCATACTCGTTGCAGATCGGCCGTAAAGTTTCATTTGACACGCCACTTATCTATCCTGGGGGTCAGGTTATGCGCGACCTTCGCTACCCAGCCGTCCTTCGTGGTGCGCTTCGTCTTGGCTACGAAGAACCCAAGTCCGAGGATCTAGACACCTACTATGAAACACTGGCGGAACAAATAACAGACAATGGATTTGAGGTGTTTTATGCAGATGCCCCGGAGTAACGCAATCAACGAATACCAGAGACAAACATCCAAAACCGCCATATACCCGCCCGACAAAGCCATTGAATATCTTTCGCTTGGCTTAACATCCGAAGCTGGCGAGGTCGCTGGGAAGGTAAAGAAGATAATCCGTGACCATTCTGGAGTTATAGACAACAATGCTGGACATGCAATCGCCCAAGAACTAGGGGATGTATTATGGTACGTAGCACAAATTGCTAGTGTTCTTAATATCAAACTAGCCGATATTGCCGCTATGAATATCAGCAAACTTCTGGATCGTCAAAAAAATGACACCATACAAGGCAACGGGGACAATCGTTAAATGGCAAAGGGACGCAAACCGAGCACCAAAGGCTCGCAACAACGAACACGAACAAACCCTATTACTAAAGAAATAGAAACATTGCCAGGAACCAAAGCTGGACGAAAGCGTCACCGCTTGCCTATGGGGCACCCGTTGCGCACACATGACATGCACGGTGTTGTCAAATCAACACGGAAGCGCCCTGTAACACCAAACTGATTCTAAAGTTTTAGCTTCTGCTTTTCAAACTCGGTCCACTCTCGGAACGATCTACCGTTATCCCCGTAACTGTTGTAATTGTCAACGGAGTTCATAACAAGCATGTGGAGTGAAATGGCTGCTGTAAGTGCGATAAAAAGTGCGATAAACATAGGGGTATATAATGCCATACCTAATGGCGATCAGAAGCCTTTTCGTATCACATTTCTAGATTAGATAGGTTCTATCACCAATCAGGATACAGAACCAATTCGCGGAGTGACCCTAGTGGATTCAGCCCACGCCTCCCGTAGCTTCTCTCCGTCGGCCGTTGTAATATCGCCACCGTTTAGATACGGTCCGTAGTTTCCGGACTTAACAACCATGTCTGCAACGCTTATTAGTGCTGTGCTGATGCGCATTCTGCGCCAATTCTCACCTACGGAAACCTGCTGAAGCCGTGAATCTTCTCTAAACCACTTCGCAAATCCAACTCGGTCAGATACTTTAAAACCAAATTTGTTTATATCCCCAGTAGCAACAACTGTTCCGTTAGGGAATGCACCACCAGTCATGGCATGGAGTGCAACCATGTCTGTGGGAAACGTTGTCTCTTCTAAGATATACCAAAGGTCTGGAACTAAAGAGAATTGCTCATCCAGTAGTGTTACGACGAGATTGCCACTCTTGTCTATGGAGCATATGGAATGTGCTTCTGATTCGGTCGGGCAAACATCCCCCTCAACCGTGGACGGGTAAGGGTGTTCCCCCGTGGCGTAAGCGGCCACAACTGACCATTTGCTATTTAGTGGTGGTCCTTTCCAGAACCAGACCGTCTTCAGTGCCATCCGGCAAGATTAGTCGTTCCACCACTCTGTCCACGGCTTGGCTGTGGCTGATGCTTTTTCTTCGTCGTGCATACCAGTGTAAGCAACCGAGATTGTGACTTTTGCGTCATTTTCGTAGCCTGTCCAGTCGCCATCGGCAGCGTAGACGAACAACTGCAACATCTCGTCTATGTTCATAACCGCAACATCTGCGAGGTAGGTATTGGCGTTGTACTCGCTCTCGTTCCAACTGCTATTTGTGACACTTGACTTATCAATAGGTGTCGCGGCGGTGCTACGAAGACTTGGCGTGGTGCTAACGAATCCATTTGTAGAGAATGCGCCGATTCTTCCAGCAGCGTCATCAGGGTTTCCAAGCCACATTGTTGGCTTTAGAGTTTCGTCAATGTCGCCGTCATATCCTGCATCGTTGAATACAGCCATTCCGTCGTTTGGGTTATCGTAAATACTGTGCTGAGTCTTGGAGTTCTTAGACTTAAATGCCGCAAGACGCAATAGTCTTTCGTTTGTCTCATCTACACTCCCACCCTCAGTGGTTCCCCAAAGACCATAGGTCGGACCATAGTTCACTTGTGTGGTAAACCAGATTGATTTAATCTTGACACGGAACGGAAACGACACATTTAAGAAAGAGGGGTCAGATTGTCTGACGACCCATTCGTAGTTAACGATTGATGGTGCGATAATTCCAGACATTGATTACCCCTTTGGTGTGATAGGTAAATATAATACCATCCCGTTCAATGTCACTATGGAAGTTTCGCTACTATTCACATCATCATCAATGTAGTAATACTCGGTGTTGCACATTCCAGGTCTCTCTGTGACGACGGCGACCTTGATCTGCTTTTTGCCTTCCATTCATCAAGACTAGACTAAAAATGTGCGACCATTTACAACAATCCCGTTTCATGTGTGGCGTAAATTACGGCATTTCTCCAACATGGACATTCACGAAAACGGCGGGATAATGGTTGTTTCACAAGTGGCGGTAGGGGATATACCGCCAACCCCACACAACAATGCCCATAACTCGCCAACACCACAGTTGCCGTCCAGAATCATCCACGATGTCGCCGAGGCGCTTGGATATCACATTGGCTACCAGCAAGAACACGGCGGGTCACTAGTTCAGAACATTTACCCGAAACCGGGGACTACGGCCGAGCAGATATCAACATCCTCAAAAACAGAACTTTTGCTACACACCGAAACAGCATTCCACCCGTATCGCCCACGTTTCGTAGTTCTACTTTGCCTACGAGGGGACGAAAATGCAAGGACTACCTTCTCCTCGGCTAAGAACTTCATTGGCAAACTGGACAAAAAAACAAAACAAATCCTGACCGAGCCAAGATTCACGACGACAATAGACGTAAGTTTCCTGAATGGTGGGGCAAAAGATCAAGAAATAACCACCCCTATCCTTTCAGGAACCGATGAAAAACCGATAATCATATTTGACACACAGCTGATGCGTGGATTAGACGACGAAGCACAACAAGCCTTGTCAGACCTATCGGTGGCTGTGTCCCAATCGGTGCAGTCCGTAACACTACGCGCCGGAGACCTTCTCGTTTTAGACAACCACCGTGTCGTACACGGGCGGACATCATTCGCGGCAAAATACGATGGCACGGATCGCTGGGTTTTGCGCGCACTTGCAGTAGAAAAATTACCGCCCAAAGAACACATTTCAGGACGGGTTATAACAACACAGTTCTGATTGCGCAGCTAAAGTCCGCCAGAAGCCTGCACTCCCCTGACGGACTTGCCGCACGATACCTTGTCGGGCTAATCGTTCTAAGAAACCTCACAGACAGCACATTTAGAGTGGATTTTTCCACTAGACATGGATCACCTTCCCTTCTGTGTACAGCAGGATAAAACAATTGTAAACCCGACTGTTTGCCGATACGGCTAAACGGATGTTCTATAATCTGCGAATGAACGACGACGCCAGGAAGATTGTTTTGTTTATAACAATATGGCCTATTGCTCTTGGTGCGTTAATGATTCAGGCATACCGCAAGCGTCAAGTAATAAGAGATTTCAGATCATTCCCAAACGAAATGTGGGAGTAAATACAACAAAAGAGGTGGATCGCATAAAGTTCCCACGGTAGACGATCCACCCCTTGCTCGTTTGCTGCTCTCTGACAGTAATTAACGAATTATCTTGTTCCTAAGTAGACGACGATAATCAAAAGTGCTATCGCTAGTCCCCAACTTTTGTACGCTTGTTTTCCCCAGCCTTTATCAAATTCCCCCATTAGAACGGTTCCTCTTCTTCAAAGATTTGAGCAGCCGCGACTGGTGCTGGTGCTTTGCGGGCAGGGGTAGGTTGTGCGGTACGTGTTTGTGTTCCACCAACACTTGGTGAACCAGTTGCGCCCTTGCTTGGCTTGCGCGTAAGCGCCGCAATCCCCGTTACGGAGATACCAACACTGTCGGCTACAACTTCAACAGTGCTTCGCTTGTCGCCAGTTGTTTTGTCGTCCCAAGAGCGTTGCTCGAGTCGTCCAGTAACAACAACACGAATACCTTTTTCCAAAGTATTTGCGCAGTCTTCGGCCAGGTTTCTCCAAACAACAATATTGAAGAAAGATGTTTTCTCTTGCTTTTCGCCAGCGTCATTACTCCAGTAATGCGAACACGCAATACTGAACGCCATTTTTGCTGTTCCATTTGCTAGAAATTCTAGCTTCGGGTCGCTGGTTACGTTTCCTACCAGCGTTACGGGTGATGCTGACACTTCGGATCCTCCTAGTGTGGTAATGCCTTTCGGCGTTGTTATTGATCTCATACTACCCCGTATGCTAAACATTGTCAATGAACATTTCCGAAGCACGCCTAAAAATTCATCGTCAAATACTTGATGTTTTGGTTTCCCTAGCACTAGACGACACCACTAGCGATCAAGAAATCGCCGAACTAGAAGAAGATATGTCCGAGGTTGCAGAACTAATCATGGAGAATATTGGTTTGGTTGTCAACAGTGTTGATGACGATTCAATAGTGATGGCTACACTTAATGTAGCCACAATAGAAGAAGGCTAAATCTGCTCTTCTTTGTTCTCGGATAACAAAACTTCGTTTATCGCGCGATCCATGTATTGCACACCAAGCTTGTAAACCTCGTGATGTAAGTCGCTTATAGCGTCGGTGTTCAACACCTTCGCCCACATGTCATCATCAAAAATGCTGTGGTCACGAAGCAAAATGTTTTCTACCTCGGCCCCTTCGGCAATTATGTCTATATCCCATCGGTGCCGGCGTGCAACATACCCCATGATCGCTGTAGGTGCGTAATCTTCCCCAATGGCGTCGTAAAGCTGATCCAATACATGGTTTACAAGCTTTGCGGTTTTCATGTCACGTTTAACTGCCGCGGCAATGAACTGGCTTAATTCAAATAAAATTGGTTTAGGGAGTTCGGAATGCGGAAACTCTACTTCTTCCGGATTGAGGTCATCATCAAAGTCCATATACAACTTTAGCCGATCTATGCAAGCGCCAGAACGGCGCGATGTGCTTCTATCTTCATCTTTGTCACATCCGATGAGTCATCCATTGATGCCATAGCACGATCGTAAGGGTCGGCTTTGCGGTGATGATCCGCATACTCAACTATTGCGTTATACAACGCCCAACCATTGCTACCAACCTTGCCGACGTTTCTGTGGTTGCTGTAAATAGCACGAACTAGCGAAACTGTTTGTTCACGTCGTTGCCTCAACAGATCGGACTCGTTCGGCGGTGCCACAAACACCCTATTCAACACTTTGTCCAGTTTTCCTGACCCAGGTTTGATTTCAATTCTCAACATCTCCTCGGCGCTCCGCTTGAAACCTTCGGCCCATTGTGTTGAGATCCTTAGAACGGTCTGCGCATCATCAATAGTGTTGTCAACATTCGGGGTATGTCGTGCTGTAAACACCCTCTCAGCATCACGAATACCCATAATTACCGTGTTGTTACACACCGCGCGAATGTCCGTATTGGCATATCTGATAGGCCACAAACCGTCGTGACCCGTAGATACAACTAGATACCTTGCGATTGTGTCACTGGCACCAGCAGGATCAATAACTAATGACCCAAGATTTATCGTGGAAAAGAACCGTGCCCCACCACGCAAAACGCCACAGGTGTCTATTACCGCATCACCTTTGCTTGCGCCAACCACGGCAAGCGCACGCTCCAATATCTCGCGGTTTTGGCGAACCTGGTATCTGGTTCCGACTATTGCGAATGGCGTAAAAGAACCGTCGTCGTTCTGTCGGATTGTTGCTCGAGCGTCATCAATGATTACGGGTTTCCCGTTGTTGTCAAGAATGAAATTTCCTTCTGCATCAACAGCAGCGACTTTTGTCAAATGCACACTGAAGTCAGCCTCCGCCGCCTGAAGCATTGCATCAACTGTTTGCAAACCGCCCATTGCTTTACCTAAGCGATGCCAAGGTATTTGCCCTGCGTAGGCGAACTTTGCGGTTCCATCTTTTTTGATTTCTAGATCATGCATACAGACAACTCTACACGAAAAGATGAACTTATGTGTTTGGAATTTCGTACCATTTTAATAATTGTTGGCACTAAAACCAAAGCAGGAAAGGGTTACTCTAATTCTTTGAATTCTGGCCAATACTTCGCAATAGCTTCTTTCCGGTGAAACTGACCATTGTCATTACGCCAAGCTGTGAGGAGTCGCTCAGAAAGAGCACGCCATTTTTCTCGTTCTGTTTCAGCCATGCCCGAGAATTCACGCCATTCAGTTTCTACCGTTTCTAAAGAATCGTTATAATCGGAATACGTTGGAATACGTCCTAAAAGATTTGATGCACGAACAACCATCGGAATCTTGCGATCCCCCTCTGTCAAGAGCGTATCCAAATCTTGCATCCAGCCTGCACACCAGATATCTTCCGACCAATATGCCATAACCATAGGGAGAAGCTCGGCGACACTAGCTTCCAATAGTTCAAGACGAACAGCAAGATCGCGTAGAAACGATGCATTTAGGCTGACAGCGCAGACTTCGGACTGATTGTCCATAACATTTGCCAAGAGGCGCAACAACTCAGGGAATGACTCATCAGAATGGGGAGATGACAATTTCGTATCCTTCCGGCGCAAAATCGGGATTCAATGTTTTCAACCACGACCCTTTCTTCATCAAAACACCAGGGGTCCCAGATATTTCACAGGTAACCGACGCCAAATCCTCGTAGTAACGGACAGTCGCCATCAAAGCTTCATATTTGCTATCAATATTCGGATTAGCAGGATGAGAGAACTTCGTGTTGAAATAGAAACGCAAACCACCAAACTTTTGCTTTATCTGTATAGGCACATAATCTGGATCTATTTTCTGTAAAGCGCGATCACAATCAACAATGATCTGATGCCACCCAGAATCGCAATCAATAGTCTTCCCATACTCAGCAGGAATGCGTTTACGAATAATAGCCAGATCCCATTCCAAACTATCTTCGTTCCAGGGATCAGATAAATCATCAAAAATTGGCGAACTAAAAGACTTTGTGCCCGCAGACCATTTCTTACTTTCCTCGTTGTGTCGCCAAGCCCATTTCAGTAATCGTTTAATAACCATAATCAGATACTACGGGAAGAACGGTAATCCTGCAAGGCCGCAGAAATACCTAAAATGTCGTTCTCGGTTATGTCCGACAAAGATGCCAAAGTGTCATACAGGCGACCGCACAAGGCTCGCTCCAGAGCAAGATCCCGTCGCAACGAAACCAACTCCTCGGATACCGCAGTCCTCTCAGGGTCTTGTGAAAAAATGCTTCCCACAAATTAGTCATTCCTCATAACAAATCCCAAATAGTGAAGCAATGCGAAAACCAAAACCGCAATCAACCCGACAACCCTCATAACCCATTCCCTTCATTTAATCAGGGAACTACTTAGACGAGTAAACCCGCCAGTTGCCCAGTTTCCCTGCACTGTTATCCATAATGAACTTAGCAAACTTTATATTGCAAACAGGATCCAATAGAACCTCAAGGTCTTTGCGCTTATCCCCAGAATCAACACCACAAACCTTACGCACCGCAGAAATCCAAGAACTATTGATCTGCAACAAGCCCGAATCCCACGACTTATCCCTATTTAGATGATAAATCATATTGCCGGCACTGTCCCAACGAGCATTGATCGCCTTCGGATTGCAATGCGACTCACGGTACGCAATATACGAAAACACCTCAACAGGCTCGAGACCCATACTCTCAAATGTAGGCTCCCACATAGGGCAACGTTGCTTAATGTCCGAAGGAATGTCATACGAACCAGCACTGACTTTGACAGCAGGGACATTCGTGGAAGGAAGCCCAAGTTCGCCTAGCTTCTCCAGGTGTTCGCGACGCGTAATCGCACCATAATGACCATCAATACGAACCGTACCAATCACACGCTGAAGCGCAGAAACACGATCCGAAACCTCACCAAAACCGTAAGAATCACTAAGAACTGCAATCTGGCGGCTATCCGCAAAACGACCCTCAACCTGCAAAATATTGGGGGCCGAAACCACCACCGCAGGAGGCCTAACAGAAACAGGGGCACTAACCGCCTCCACTCCAAAGATTAATGCTTGAATAGAAACGATTATTGTTGTTGCCGCTTTTATCAATGTTCTACCTTTTGTTTGGTGGATACAGACAGGCTCGGAGCCTTCTTAGAAGATCTAACAGGTGTAATCAGCCTAACAGATGTTACAAACGCCTTACAACCAATTATAGCAGAAACCTATTACAATGCACCTATCAACAAAAGACCCCGCACACCCCCAAAACATAAACTAAACAAACCCGATAACCTAAACCCACAACCAAACACCGGAAAACCATGACATTCAACTACGAACAATCCTACAAAATAGGCCACACCTACAACATTAAAGTCGCAAAATTTTTGAACGACCACGGAATCGAGGCATACGCCACCGACCTAGAAATCGCCGCCAACAAAACCGAATGGCGCAAATTCACCGAAAACGAACAAGACATAATCCTCCCCAACCACGAAAACAAAAACCTAGAAGTCAAAAGCTCCACACGCCACTTCAACTGGAACCCACAAGAATTCCCCCACCAAAACACCATAGTAGACACCTGCTACGGATACCACAACAAAAAACATCCCCCACACGCATACATACTCATATCCCAACACACCGGAGCCATGCTCGCAATCCCACCCAAAACACAACCCCAATGGACAACCAAAAAAATGTTTGACAAACACCGCCAAATATGGGACGACTTCTACCTAATCCCCAAACACCTACTACAACCAATAAACAAACTCATACAACACCTACAACAAACACAACACACCCCAAACAAATAAACTAAACAAAACAATCACACACCCAAAAAAATAGCTCACCACTACCCGCTGACCCTGGCCTGGTGCCGAAGGCCGCAGTCCCGCATACCTGTCCCGTTTGGCCTGGCTGCCTGGGGTGTGCTGCTTGTGTGCTGCCTGGGGTTTGCTCACCAATGTGGTTTGGTGTGGTTATTTGTGGTGTGGTTATTTGGTATTTGTTGATGTTTTGTGTGTTTTTGGTGGTTGTTAATAGTTTGCGTGTTGTGATACGAAGTTGAGTAGTCGTGTTGCGGTTGTTTCGCCGTCTGTTGCTGGATCGTTTCGTAGCCAGCGCATGAAGTTGTACCATTCGCGTTGTTGTTCTGGGTCGTCAAAGACGAGTGTGTATTGGACGATTGTTTTGCTTCCGTTTGCGACTATTGATGGTGCGCCTTGTATGACGGCTTGTGTGGTGTTTGTGTCTTGTGGTGCTTCTAGATCGCCGTCTATGTTTCGTTCTGCTGTTGGTGTGTTTGTTTGTATTACGGGTTGTATGACGGGTGATATTTCTTGTATGACAGGTGCCAGGTATCCGTGTGTTTGTTCTGTTGTGTAGTCGTGTGCGTCTAGTATCGCCATTTCAAAGTCGTCCCACCCCATGCCTTCCATTAGGTAGTCGTATTCGTCTATGACTTGTGTGAGCATTGTGTGTAATAGTTCGTCGTCTGTTCGTCCTAGTTCGTTTGTTCTGTTGTCTGCTAGTGCGAACGCTATGCCACGTTTGTCGTCTACGGGTAGTTCTATGGCTGCTATGTGTGTCCAACCTAATCGTTTAGCTGCTTGTAGTTGGTGGTTGCCTGCTAGAACAGTGCTTGTTCCGTCCCCGTTAGGTCGCACAACAATAGGTTTCACCTGTCCGAACTCTTCGTATGACGCTGTGATCGCATCAACATTGCCCTTACGAGGGTTGCCTTCTAATGGTAGAAGTGTGTCTACAGGTTTCGCTAGCGAAGTGATTGATTCGTGGATGTTGTGTATGTCGGTCATAGTGCCTTCGGGTGCCTCGGGTTATGGTTGTGTTTGTATTCGCACGTTCGCATTGAGTGTGCGTAAACTATCCATTGATGTGCGTATAGATAATAGTTTCTCACGCTTCGCTTTTAGTAGACCTTCTGCGATCTTGTATGCGAGCCCCTGATCAGACATTTTGTAGTCCGCCCACGCTTCACGTTCTTTGATTGATCCTTTGGCGGATAGGTACTCTTGCGCCCAATGGGATTTGTATGCGGATTCTTTCTTCGCTAAATCTATGGCTAATGTTTCAAACGTTTCTGTTTCTTCTTCTAGTGCGTCCATTAGTCGTAGTATTTCGTTCTCAATGTCTACTTGGCTGATCGGGTTACTTCTCAATGGGACTCCAGTCAATGTTGTCTAACGCAGATAATGATACTGCGGGCCAGTCGTACTTGGGTAGCCCTAGTCGTGTGCGCACCATTTCTTCTAGTATCCAGGCATCGCAGCGATCGTCGCCACCTGATCCGTTCCAAACTATTCCTGTTCGTGCGGATATGGCGGATACAACTTCTGATTTACCCGCATTTCCTTTACCTGTCGCAAACTTCGCACGGGTAGTTGGGGGTATTTCTATTACGGGTCGTCGCATTTCGTACATTTGTAGTCGTATGACACCACCTAGTTCACCCAATGCGTGGGCGTGGCTATTACGGGATGCGAACGAATAGCCCTCTATCGCAACAATGTCGGCGTGTGATCGGATAATCGCTGAAGTAACCCTGTCACGGATATCGGATAGTCGTTCTACACCTTTGTACGGGCTTTGGATTGTGTATGTTTCACCGTTGTACGAAACACCCGTGCTAGTTAGTGACAAATCCAGGCCGACTACAACCGTTGGATTAAAGAACTCTCGTAATTGTTTCCACATTGGGGACATACGGGTATGTTAGTCCACAAAAATAGACGAACCCGTCCATCAGGGGGCGATAGACGGGTTCTTCGGGGACTAGTAACTATTCGTGATTGCTTCTAGCCCGTTCGCTATGTGTGCGATGTGTTCAGGGTTGCTGAACGCTATGCGTACCGCCCACGAATGTGACGGGTCGCTAGTTGTTTCACTAACGGTGTCCACCATTTCTTCGGTGACTACGGGTCCGTTTGCGTATTCGCGCAAATAACTAACCGCATCGCCCAGGAACCATTGCGCAACTTGGTGAACTTCTTCATCGTTCATGTCAGCAATGTCTTCGCCAACATGTTTTTCCCACGACGAAACAATGTGTCGCACGAGACTGGATTGCGCCCTTTTGGCGTTGGTGTAAACGGTGGTTGTGTCGGTGTTTTCTAGGTTAGTTGTCATAAATGCCACATTATCGGGTAGGTGTAACAAAGTCAACTATCGCGTTCCCAGCCGTGTTTCGCTAAACCCAAATCAAACGCCAATTGGGGGTAATTCCCTATACGGGTATGGCACGGACGGCATACCGTCACACAATTGTCCTCATCCAATATGGAACCACCTTGGGATCGGCGAACCAGTTCGTGTACATCGCACGCCCTGTTCTGGGTAAATATGGCTACACCGTCGTGGCCCGCAAACACTTTGCACGCATAACACCAGGGGAACCGATCCAACATGTCAGCCACAAACGGCCGACGCAGCCGATATTCCGCTTCTTTTTTCTTAGAACGTTTCCGCAACGGGACTACTTGAGCCGCTTGCCGCACTTCAGACACACATCCGACCACGGGTACATGCGACGATATTCCTGGGGGTGTTGGCAATCCAACAGTTCCGTGGCTTTTGCGTTCATTGTTTCCCGCACAAACTCGGCCAAAGATTTCCCGACGAACTCAGCTGCTTCTTTCCAACGCTCATGATCCGCTTCGCTCGCACGTATTAGAACCTGCTTCTCTGCGGGTGCACCTGGTGTGGATCCAGTGTTTGCTTTGCGGGACAGCCGGGTAGTTCGGGCCACCTGCTCCATTGCGGCTTCAAGATTGTCTTCACCCTGAGACATGTCATCACTCATACGTTTGTTCGTCCTCTACCTCGTCGGACAGATCATCAATGTTTGTCCCACCTGTTGTTAGCATAGCACTGTCGCCAAGTAGCGAAGATATTGAGTTCGCGGGAAGAACCCCAGAGAGCTCCATGAGTTCAAGCAGCCGCCTGGCCTCTGACTCTGGATCAAACTTGTCAGCCCCGCCGGCAACCTGTGCTGCACCAGCCAGGGTCGCGCGTATCGGTTGGTCGCCGCTTACCTGCATGCTCACGTTTACATTGTTCTGTTCCATGCCAAGCAACTTCATTCGGCGATCCAAAATGGACAATGCGGTTTGCACGGCCTTGATGTCTGGTTCCGTGGTTAGTTCGTTTCCGTCCGTATCTTGGATTTTTCTGTGTTGCGTCATAGGCCATATGGCGGATTGCAACGCATCTAGTCTTTCCAACTCCATTTGTAGTACCTGCGGGTAAGCCATCATCGCTTCCTGGGAGAGCTTTGACAGCTGCCGACGAATACTCGAGGCGACCGTGCTGCCAGAGATTCCAAACCGCCGGGATATTTCCGTGATCGGGACTCCTGCCTGCCGCATCTTAAAGATCCGGACATCGCGTTCGGCCAGAAACTCCCGGGTTAATCCCTTTTTGTTTTCGTTATCAGGCATCATCAACTTTCATGTACTCGAGCACTTCAAATGGGAATATTTTCCCTCTAGTCATTTTAGTTGGAAACTTGCGTTGGTCACGGGCACCACGGAAGTGCTTCACATCATATATGTAAGAACCCATTGGGGCTGTGGGGTCTGGTTGTAGGGACAAACCAAACTCGGGCCACCTTGACCATACGGCGCTGCCGAAAGGACGTAGATCCCTGGTGGACATGGATGATCCGAGCGGCGCGTGGTGCTCGAGCCAGAGCGCACACTTGTAGTAGTCCCGCAACATGTCAAAGTACTTAGCAACCTCTACGGTTATTGCTTCGGATGTTCGGCCGCCAGGATCAACGAATGATTTGTAGATCGGGCCCAAGATAAGCAAGTCGGGTCGCACCTTTTCCACCGCTTCCTCAATGATTGCCTTGTCGGTATTACGCATAAGGTCTACACCCGATGGTTTGATTAGCAAATGTGCGTCCACAACCTGTTTATGTCCATAACGTCTAGCCGCACCCATTATTGATGCCGACGACCGGCGAATGATTCGTTCCGGGTTCTCGAGGTCAATAGTTAATGTCCGGATCGGGGGGATTTGCTCAAATGTGAACGGATGCAGTCCCGCAGCCGAGAGGATCGCAACCTGGCGTGCAAGCATTGTTTTTCCAACACCTTCGGCCGCTACAACAATCACTCTTTCACCGCGTTCCAACAGGTTTGGTATAACCCAATCGTATTCCTTGTCGGTTTCCGTTTCCAGGAACTGTTGCCACTGAACAAGTTTCCCCTTGTCCACGTACTCTTCGTTTCCAAACGACCCGATTAGTAGTGAAGCGCGGCTGAGTTTCACGTTGTCCGTAATGTTTTCCCGGCTGAACACTTCGGTTAGCTGCT